GCCGGTTATATTTGATATTGGATAATGGGAAAATAGTAAAAACCGATTAATAACAGAATAGAAATGAGTGAATTATATATACCGCCTGAGCGATTTGAGAGAGACTTAATTACCGGACGATTTTTAAAAGGTTGTGTTTCTCGCAACAAGGGTCGTAAAATGGTTTATCATTCAAAACGTTCCAAGGCCAGAAGTATAAAAAATCTGTCTAAAGGACGTGGGGCTTGGCATAAGACTGGTGCAGGCATGAATAAAAAGAGCGTTGTTTTGATAAAGGATGAGAAATTATGTGGAGTATTCCCTTCGATACAAACGGCTGGTAAGATGATTGGCGTGGCTCCTTCTTTGATCAGTGCTATATGTCGGAAAGTAAGAGGCAAACATACGGCTAATGGATACAGATGTTTTTTCGAAGATAGCAATGATTGGTATAATTTAATTAAACAAGATTATGAATAATGACAGGCAGAAGATATTAACTGATTATATTTCCTACTTATACACAACAGGCAGGACTTATGATACTGTCGGGAAATATATCAAATATGTAACGGATTTTCTTGAACGTACTGAAGATGTCAATCGTCGTGGCTATCTGGTTTATAAGCGTGAAAATGCAGATGTCATGGTGCGTCATTCCATAATGTGTTCAGCTATATGCGATCTATTGTCTTTCCTTAACATCGGATATGGAAGGAGGGATAAGACGGTAAAGCCACTGGAAAAACTTGACGTCATATCCGAGAAGAGCAAAAAGCTATTGAATGACTTTATAGTATGGTTGACGGATAATAATGACTACTCCCCTCATACAGTTAATTTATATTATACTTCAATGAAAAAGTATTTCGAGTATGCCAATGAGGTAAACATGGATAATTGCAGGAGGTTTATAAAAAGTCTTGAAGAAGAAAAATTATCTCCCGCTACCATCCGTTTGCGGATTACAGCAATAGAAAGATTTTCCAAATGGCTGAAGAAGCCTATAGAGCTTAAGCGGCCTAAGATGAAGCGCAAGCTCGATGTGAACAATGTCCCGACAGAAGAGGAATACAACCGCTTACTGGATTTCCTGAAAACGAAATCCAACAAGGACTATTACTTCTTTGTCAAGGTATTGGGTACAACGGGTGCCCGTCTGTCGGAATTCCAACAGTTTACGTGGGAAGACATCATATCCGGGGAAGTAGTATTAAAAGGAAAGGGTAACAAGTACAGACGTTTTTTCTTCCAAAAAACAATTCAGCAGGAAGCGAAGGTTTACGCTAAAGAATATGGTAAAACCGGGATTTTTGCGGTAGGGAGATTCGGCCCGATCACACAGCGTGGCTTTTCCCAGCACTTGAAAGCATGGGGAAAACATTGCGGCATTGATCCAAGGAAAATGCACGCGCACGCCTTTCGCCATTTTTTCGCTAAGATGTTCCTTAAAAAAAACAAAGATGTAATTCAACTCGCTGACCTTCTAGGTCACGGGAGTGTAGACACAACAAGAATTTATTTGCAAAAAAGCTATGACGAACAAAAAAAAGATTTTAATCGAAACGTTACATGGTAGTGTTGCGCAGCTCAATGAACTGTCATCCATGACCGAAGGGATAGACATCTATGACGATACCGGGTGTGTTGACACTGTTTTTTTGATAGAAGCGATATCTTGCGTCAGTGCCTTCATGGACGCAAGCAACATAGTTGTTCAAAAAATATCTTCACTGTTAGCACCTGACGCCCCGGTTGGGGAAAAGGAGAAACAGGCTGACGAAGGCAAAAAATGGAATGTGGAAGAAATACTGAAACATTGTACTCTTGAGAACAATATCCTCAAACTTCCTCAAGTTCAATTCAATAAAAAATCTTATGCCGAAGCAAAAAAGTGGATAGAAGAAGCCGGCGGCTCATGGCAAGGTGGGAAGGTACAGGGTTTCACATTTCCTTTTAATCCGGAACGTGTGTTCTCCATCTTGAAAGAAGGTAAGCGATGCGATTTGCAAAAAGATTTTCAGTTCTTTGAAACACCTGCTGATATTGCAGACTGGCTGGTAATGCTTGCCGGTGGAATTCATGAAACAGATACCGTACTTGAACCAAGTGCCGGACGTGGTGCTCTGATAAAAGCGATTCATCGGTCGTGCCCGTCAGTAACAGTTGAATGTTATGAATTGATGCCAGAAAACAGGGAGTTCCTTCATACACTTGATAACGTAATATTGCTTGATGAAGATTTTACGAAAGACAGTGTAGGGCATTACACTAAGATTATTGCTAATCCTCCATTCTCCGGCAATCAAGACATAGACCATGTAAGACTTATGTATGAACGCTTGGAAGAAGGTGGAATTCTTGCAGCTATAACTAGTCAGCATTGGAAATTCGCGTCTGAAAAGAAATGTGTTGAGTTCCGGGAATGGTTGGAAGAAGTACATGGAGAAGTGTTTGAAATCAGCGCTGGCGAGTTTAAAGAGAGTGGAACGACTGTTAGTACAATGGCGGTAGTTATAAAAAAATAATTCATAACCAATAAAGAAATGAGTGAAACAAAAATAATATTAGATGCCTGTTGTGGCAGTAGGATGTTTTGGTTTGACAAAAAAAACCCTTTGGCTTTGTTTGCTGACATTAGGGACGAAGAATACATTCTTTGTGATGGGCGGAATCTGAAAGTCCACCCAGACATCGTATCGGACTTTACCGATATGCCGTTTTTGGATAAATCCTTTAAACTGGTAGTGTTTGATCCACCCCATTTGCTAAAGGTTGGTAAAAATAGTTGGTTAGCCAAGAAGTATGGTAAACTTCCTGAAGATTGGCCAAGGGTGATAAAAAAGGGAATTGATGAATGCTTTCGTGTTCTGGATGACTACGGAGTTCTGATTTTCAAATGGAATGAGGATCAGATAACAGTTAGGGAAGTATTGAGTGCCATCAATCGGCAACCACTCTTCGGCCATACTACTGGAAGACATGGAAAGACTATGTGGATGTGTTTTATGAAACTGCCAATTAACTAATAACAGGAACAATAAGGAACAAAACATTAATATGTTGAAACTAAATGACATAGAATTTTACAACACTCCTTCTGGAGGTGTTATGGTATCTGTTGAAGGGCAGGAGGCTTTTATTTTATTGCCTACCCACTATGACTTGATATCCATTTTGCATGATTATATTATGCAAAACTATCATGGAGCCTATCTGGCATTATCTTCCCTATATAAAGGGAGTGCTCAGAATCCTTCTTACTATCGTTATCGGATTGTGAGTCGTTTTGCCCGATGTAATTTTGGAGAATACGAAACCAATGTGGTTGATATAAGTAAACACACGTTCCATTTTGAGCAGGTTCATTGCCCGTTACGTGGCGCTGGTGATTGTCAATTGGAAAATGTTGTCTGTAATCCTCAGTATACTTTGCCTTTGACAAAACAGCAGATTAATATCTTCCGTATGTATGCGGATGGACTTAATACCGAACAGATTGCCAAAAAGCTTTCTCTTTCGACTAATACGATTGACCGTCACCGTTCTGATATACAATCTAAGCTTGATCTTCATTCCATTACGGAGATGATACTATTCTGGATTAACAATAATTTAAAATAACAACTATGTATTATTCAAACACTTTTGAAGCTGCAATGATTATATGTGGCTATCACCTTTATCGCCTTTTTTACACAGACCGTGCGCGTTATATACGTAAGGCTGAAGGATTTATTCGTATCCGTAGCAAACGTGTGATTGATGGTAAGATCAAGCGTGTCAAACGTCAGATCCGTGTGCGTTGGGATGCTGCCGGTATCTGTTTTCGTGCCAGTGATAACCAGCGTCTTCCGCAGTATGACCTGCCTCTCAAGTCTGTTCAGAATAAAGGATACGATATAAAATCAGGTCAGTTATGTATGTAGATGTAGATCATTCAGGGCTTTTTTCCATAATGGAACTTACCCCTAACGAATTGTACGTTATCAGCGAGGCAATTGTGTGTTATTCTCGGATACAGGATATATCTGCTGATAGTCAGGAAATATCCCGTAGGATAGCAACAGCAATCAGCCGGGAATATGATACAGGCAAGACAACACGTCCTGTTGAAAAAAACAGTAAATAAATTATCAAAGTATTATGATTTTATCCGATAAATCTCAAGGGGTGGACTTCTCTTCGTTTCGTCTGCCGGATAATTATGGAGAATGGATACTTGATACCATCCATGCCATGGGGTTGAAAGAATATACCGAATACGAAGGTAAGGTGTTTTCCGCACTTGACGGTTTACGTGAAGGAAGATGCTTTGATGTCACCCTAGTCCAGGAAGATATGCGTGAAATATTCATCAGGATATGTTGCTTGTATATCCATGATCATCCGCAGGTAGTTTTTAATGATACATATACCCGAATTTATAAACAAGAAAAATATGAACCAGGGAAGTTGGACCAACGCAGAAAAAAGATTTGTCCGCGATAACGCTGGAAAGCTGACTGTAGAGGAAATGGCCTGTCGCATAGGCCGTACTTCTAGCGCAGTCAAAATGTTTCTGATCAGAAACCGGATAGCGGTAGGAACTCAGATTAAGCGGAACATCTTACAGGAAATTTTGAAAATCAAGTTCGTGCACCCGGAGTACTTTAAGCCTACCCGTGCCTTTTATAAGGCGGTAGGTATGTCGCAAATACACTTTTGGGATTTATATTATGGCCGTGTACAAATTACAGAGCCGGAATATGTAGCAATAACCACGCACCTAGAAATTACCCTACAGGAAGCATTCGAGGCGCGGCAATTAAACCTCTTTGAAGGAGAAATAACAGATGAGCAAAATAAGTCAGAATAGCATAGATAAAGTCAAAGCAGCAGTTGATATCGTAGATGTGATATCCTCATTTGTCAGACTGGAGAAAAAAGGACCGGGGTATGTCGGAGTATGTCCGTTTCATAACGATCGTCATCCGTCCATGCGCGTTACTCCATCCCGTCAGATATACAAATGTTTTGTATGCGGAGCAGGAGGGGATGTGTTTGATTTCTTGATAAGACATGAAAATATGTCATTTACAGAAGCTGTATTATGGTGCGCCCGGCGTGCGGGTATACAGGTAGAAGAAACCGAAGTGACCAAAGAGGAGTTGGAAGTACGGAAACATCGTGAAACATTATATATAACAATGGATGCCGCCACCAATTTTTTTCAGTCCCAGCTTCCTTCGGCCGGAGCCTATTTGAAAGAGCGCGGCTACTCTTTGGATAATGGAATTTTGAAAACGTTCCGTATCGGATACGCGCCACAGGGTAACAAGGCTTATTCCCATCTCACTTCATCCGGATATATGACACAAAATCTTGTTGAGGTTAATGTAGTGGCTAAAGGGGATTATGATTATTACGATGTATTCCGTGACCGTATAGTTTTTCCATTTCTAGACATGCAGGGTAGACCGGTGGCATATAGTGGCCGCATAGTAACTCCCAACAAGAAAGTAGGGAAATATGTCAATACTACCGACACACCGCTATTTAATAAAGGGAAACACCTTTTCGGACTGTATCAGGCTTATCGTTTCATCAGCCAGGTGGGCTATGTGTATCTGGTGGAAGGGCAGTTCGATGTCATGAGCCTGTACGCAGCAGGTGTGAAAAACGTTGTTGCCGGTTCGGGAACGGCTCTGACAGATGATCAGGTGAAATTGATTTCCCGTTATAGCAACAAAGTCGTACTGGTATACGATGATGATGAAGCGGGTATCAAGGCATCCATGAAAAATTGTGAGACAATGCTTCGTGCAGGGCTTAACATTAATTGTGTACGTCTTCCTCAGGGTAAAGATCCGGACGATCTGGCCAGGGAGAAAAAAGAACAGACTTTGGCATGGCTGAATAATAATACGGCCAGCTTTGTAACTTATTTCTGTAACATATTTCTTCCGGAGAAAATAGAGGACCCAGTAGAGAAAGAAGAAAGATTGGCATCTGTCTGTCGGTTAGTGGCATGTGTGGAATCAGAAACTCTCCGTCTGGATTATACCAGGAACCTGGCACGTCGGTTCTCACAAGAACCGGATGTAGTAGACCGTAAGATTCGTCAGATGCGTTCCAATATGCCGGAAACTCCAACAGTTGAGACACTAAAACCGGGTGTATATGGTCTTGATGTACTCCCGGCTTTAGTGACGGAGCGTACCAGCATTCATGTATCAGCATCTTTTGATGAATTCTTGGAAAATTATGAGACGGTGCCTCAGATATACTTTCATGAAAGTCTGTCTATGGAAGATATTCAGAAGGTACGCCGTGATTGCCAGTTACTGGATGTGTCCGCTGATGCTCTTGTAATTTCTGCTACAGGGGAGGAGAGTACCACTATGGCAGCTTTGGCCGACTGCTACAGAAACGGAGTCACCAACATTTCCGTACTTGTTCCGGGAAGCGATATCGCGTCTATCAACAAGAAAAAACAGTCAGACGATTATATTGAGGAGGAACAGCCGGATGAGGAATGGATATTCATCAATGCCTATGTCTTTAAGTATAACCAGTTCCTTAATCGCTATAAGCCGGTAGACCGTACACCTTACCTTCAGCGTTGTGCCGATTTGATAGCCTGCACAGAAGAATCCGTTCGTATTGTCAACTTCAGTAAGTTTACAACATGGATGGAGCTAACCAAGACTGATCTAAATACATTGCTGAAACCGTACTTGGCAAAGCGAAAATCAAGGGTTGCTATCAACGCACAGCGTGATGATCAGGAAGAAGGGTTCTATGATCCCGATATCATTCCTGATTATGTCGAATCGAATCCCGTATATCAAAAGATGCTGGATGATTACCAGTTCTATCCCCGTCTGAACCGTAACGGGGAACCTGTGGCTTATATCTTTACGAATAATAAGCAGGGAGGTACTTTGGTGGGAGATTTTTTTATGGAACCGCTAATTCATATTGTCAGTGACAAGGATGAGGACAATAAACGTATAGTGCGTATCAATCGCCGATATTATAAGAAACCTATTTATCTAGAAGCACCTTCCAAATGTTTTCTTAAAAAATCAACCATTGAGGAAAGACTGATCATGCTGGAAGCTGTCAACTTCAGTAATGGAGAAGAAAAGCATTGGACAAAGATCCGCGAATGGATGTCCCGTAATTTTGTGTCCTGTAAAGAAGTCCGTACTTATGGGAACCAGCAGCCCGACGGATTCAGCCGGGACCAGTCCACTATGTTCTTTGCGTTTGCCAATGGTATATACCATGAGCAGGACGGACAGTATCGTTTTGATCCTGTCAACGAACTGGGTGTGGCAACTCATAACAACGAAAACTGGTATCTGCCGGCTTTCTCCCAATTATATATGAATTCGGACATGAAAGAGAAATATGAAGTAATCAGTAACCTGCTTTATAAGGATATACCTGTTGAGAAACAGTGCACGTTCCAACGATGGGCGGATCTGATGAACCGGGTGTATCAGCTTAATGATAATGGGAAATGGGCTATCATGTTTGCTTTGATGTGCCCGTTCCGAAGTAATATCCATTGCATAGACCGTTTGTTTACAGCTCCATTTTTCATGGGGCCTATGTCTTCCGGAAAGACACAGATTGCAGTCAGCATCCGGTCGCTGTTCATGAATCCGAAAGTTCCATTGACCAATCTTCCTTCTACTACTTACGCAGGTCTGTCTTCCATGCTGGCCATGTTTCGTGACGTTCCTGTTGTTTTAGACGAGTATAACAACAAGGAAATAGAGGATAAGGTGTTTCAGTTTTTGAAAACCGCCGTATATGACGGTGATGGAAGACAGAAGCGGAAAGGAACTACGGGAAAGGAAATAGAGGTTGAGAAGATATATGCTCCCATTATTATTTGCGGCCAGGAAACACCGCAGCGGGATGATAACTCGTTGATGTCCCGTATCATTGTGTGCGAGGTGCCAAAACCTGCCAAGGAACGTACTCAGGAAGAGGTGAACTTGTTCAATGAATTGAAAGATATAGAGGAACGTGGTTTGTGCAATGTGCTGCTGGAGATACTGAAGCTTCGTCCGTTGGTAATGGACAATATCCGCAGACTTAAAACTGAATGTTACAAGGAGCTGAAATCGCAGATGCTGGCTCATGGTGAGATAGACCGTCTGATGAAAACAGCCTCTCTGTTTCTTGCCATGTGCCGTTTGGTGGAAGAATATACGGATCTGAAACTGCCTTTTACATACAAGGATTTTTTCAAAATAGCTTGCGACAAAATTCAGTTCCAGGTGGATCTGATTTCACGTACAGACAAGCTGGCTACATTCTTCAAGGCCATGGATGTTATGATAGATACCAAGGCATTGGTTCCGGGCCGTGACTTTGATTTCGATTATCCTCCTAAGCTTACTCTGATCGGACCGGGGAAATCATCTGTTTCTTATCCTGTGCCTGACGGAACGTGTGTCATGTATATCCGACTATCTGTGATTTATGCCCAGTATGACCGCAGTTCCTTTAACCGGGAACAGTCTAGTCAGTCTACCATTGAGCAGAATCTTCGTTCCAATGCCTGTTATATAGGTCCTATAGCAGCTCATCGTTTCAATTGGAAGGAAACGGAAGAAGTACCCCGTGGAGAGCTGGAGAATGAAGGCAAGGATATTCCGGAAGAATATATAGCCCAAGGCAGCGATACCATGATGGTGCGCCGTGTCAAATCTCTGAATAAGAATACAAGCTGTATCGCATTGAATTACGACATACTGGCTTCTATGTATGGTCTTGATTTGAAACGCAACGAAACACCAAGAGAAAAAAATATGCAGGATCCCGAAGTGGAACGCCTGCCATTTTAATAACCAATAAAAAATAAAATTATGACTACAAGTATTATTGCAAGAGTGAATGATGTGGATATTTTATTATTTAAGGGAGAAAAAGAACTGATCCCTATAAAACCTATTTGTATGGCATTAGGAATAGATTTCGCATCTCAATTTCAAAAAATAGTAATACACCCTATATTACGTAATGTAGTCTATAAAGAGTATATGGTAGGTGCTGATAATAAAAAACGTAAAATGATATGTATGCCTTTAGATCATATACTAATTTGGTTGTTATCTATTTGTTATAAAAATGTCAATAAAGATGCTATAAAACCATTATTAACGACACAGATGAATCTCTATTATATATTATACAAGAGAATACAAATGTCAAACAGTTTGAAGGTTAATATAGAAAGAGAAGCAGAATTATTAAAGGAGATTGAATTGTTATACAAAGAACGAAGAAAAGTGGATGCTCAAATTAAAGTACTGGAAGAAAATTTTATCAAAATGAACATGAAAACTGAAAATTATGAGTAAATATCAAATAACTATTGAAGGCAATCTCTATGAGAGTGCTTATTGATCTTAATATCACCTTTAAATTACGTTGCGAATCGCAACGTAATTTAGAAAGACGTCTAAATTAATATCTAATTGACAGTCTTATTTTTAGATTAAAAAACAAATGCCTATTTTTGCACAAAACATTTGTAGCAAACAAACTGTTTTTAGATATAAACATCATTAATCATGGGAAGCATAATAGAAAATAAGAAAGGTAAGGCTTCTGTAAATCGTCATCATCGGATAAAGTCCAAAGGTGACAGACTGGGATGGACGTTGAGAAGTGAAGTCAAACATCGCCCTTTGCGTGAGATTATCGGAGAGGGGAAAATAGTCAGTGATTCATGCTGCTTTATTTCAGCAACCACAAAAATGATTATGTAAATGTTAGATAAAATTCATCCATTCCGATTTATATTTATACAGAAAGCGTCTCCGAAAGAAAGGGACGCTTTTGATTTTTCATTGATATACAAGTTTTACACTGACAGAACAGAGTATTACCAGAGGCTAAAATATATAATAAGAGTGGAAGCCTATGAGGATGTCTTCGCAATCAAATTCTATGCTGCAAGGGACAGGAAACTGGATAATAAATACAATAGAATATTGAAAGCGCACGACTATAAAGGCGCATTAAGAGTATTTGTGACATGTGCATCAATAATTCCCTCCATCATAAAAGAATATCCACAAGCATCCTTTGCTGTAAATGGGGCAGAAAGTATGGATTTTGAGAGTGATAAAGTCGAAAAGAAGGCAAATAACCAAAGGTTTAGAATATATAGAACGATGGCATTAAATCTATTCGGTAGAGAAACATTTGAACACATTGAATATAGTAATGTAAGTTCTTATCTGCTTGTTAACAAGAATCATTGTGATTCTATAGAGGATAAGACACAAAGGATAAAAGATTTATTTTTATCGAAGTTTGATCTTGAATTATAATCTATAATTTGAAATTTTCCCAAAAACACTTGCATAGACTGATTTTAATATTTAGATTTGCAGTGCCAAATAATCACGGAAAATTCGTGCCGCGAGCTTCGGTTAATGCTCAAAGAAATACAATGGGCTTTTTTTATGCCCATACATAATCATTTTGCTGACCCCAAAATGATATATAGGAGATTGTAGAAGTCACAACTTATTGTGAAAAAACTACGGCTGCTTTTCCCATTACAATTTTAGCTCTCGGGCGAAAATCTGTGATTGTTTGGCGACACGGGAAATGGCAGCCGTTCTTTTTCTGCCTAGTAAACGCCAAATAATCACAGTTATGAAACAAACAGTTTCTATTTCTGCTCCCGACATAAATGTCGCTAGCAAATCTTCAGCTATTCAATTGTGGCTGGACTCAGAGAACGCACTGTTCTCAATGGTCATGGAATCTTCCATAAACAATCTTCAAGTGTTATTGATGGGCCACGCCTGTCTTTCATTTTCTGCGCTGATATGTGCCTCATGTGTGTCCGTGGTTCCTGCATTGCTCTGCCTTCCATGGTTTGCCACTTCGTTGTTTTTATGCAGGAAAGGAGGTCTGCGATGAAGACTGACATATTAAAACTGGCTGAAGAAACATCCGGTATGCCTGAAGATAATTTCTTTACCATCGAAGGTGTCAAACTCACCGATGAAGCGGTGGATCTCCTCTATGATTTGCAGGACGATGAAAACAGCAACATAGAAAACCTTCTCAATGGTATATATGAAGTTGAGGAAATTGTTCTCAATCCTGAAGCTGGCGCTTCCTATGGTGAACGTCTGGTCATGATGCAGACTCTCCGAGATATCCGCCATTTGCTGGATCTGCTTAAAGTCCGTTCCGCACCCGGTCATTGATTGCATTCGCATGGCTTCAGACATGCGGCAGATCATTTATCTTAATACAATAGGGAATATGGTAAAAAATAATAATACCGTATTCCCTGTTCTTTTATAATAAAAATCCCCCAGACCCCCTTATTTTAAAGAAAACATAAACACACGCATTTTTGCACGTAGAATTTTGCAAAAAACACGACCAACAGACCAACAGACCAACATTTCAAAAATATAAAAATAGCCTTTAAAATGTAACTATCTCATTTATAATATAATATATATAATTTATAAAGTAATAATATATATATAATATGTGTTGGTCTGTTGGTCGTTGTTGGTCGTAGTTGTTTTTTGTTGGTCGGGCTGTTGGTCTTCCGTTTTTAGGCATTTGTCAATAATTCAGTAAAAATGAGGATAAACTATACCTTGTGTTGGTCGTGTTGGTCGCTGACCAACAATATAAATATATAAGGTATAGTTTGTTTATTGGCTGAAAATCACTAACTTTGCTTTATACTAATAGCCAATTGTTGGTCTGTTGGTCTGTTGGTCGCAAAAATAAGAACTTTCAACTAAAAAAAATAAAAGTATGATCACTACCACAATTAACATCACTCCCTATTTGGCGGAATATTTGCGCGGAAAATATGCCTCAGGTTCAAATGACCCGATAAATATTCCCGACAATTCAGATCTGTATCATGTGATATGGAATTATATGTCCCGTCGTCCCAGTAATATGCCGCATACGGATGGCAATATTGTATTGGCCTTGCCTAACCGGCGCGAGGGAAAGAATCCCGAAGTGTACAACTATCTGTCCGCGCGTGCGGTGACGTATATAGAACTTGCCATCCGTCGTGAGTTCAACGAGGAGCTGCACGCCACCCTGTTGGATAATGACCAGCGCGGACACCTGTTTGACAACAATGCCGTTGTCTATCAGTTTCTGTGTACTTATGGCATCGAATCCGTATCTGAAGAAGCACTGTTGAAGAACTATTATCGGTGGCGTGAGAACTTACGTAAACGGAAAGCCCGGCGCGAAAGAAAGAAGGATATGATACAGGTTATCTAACATGGTTAAATAATATTAAATCAACAACCGACTAAGTGTATCGTTTTGTCCGTTTTGACGGTAAAACTGTCCGCTATATGGAGGTAAATGGCGAACTCGTTAATTATCAAAATGTTATGAATCAGCGAAATAAAGAATTCTCTATTGTCGTTACTTTTGTCCCCTTAGGTGGTATGAATCAGGAACAATATGTTTTTCTGGCCGAGGAGTTTTCATTTGAGCCCGTGGCTTCGGACAATGCTTCGGGAACTAGTTTCAATTGTGACAAGGAACTTGTCATATCACGTCCTGATAGCAGTATATTGAGGGAGTTTTCCATCTTCCGTTCCGGCATATTGTATTTTCGTGATACTTCCGGTAACAGCTATGGGGTTGGAGATGCTGACATTCCTGCCAGAGTGTGCCTGTCTCCCCAGCTTAATTCGGCACGGCTTACAATGAAGTGCACCATGCTGAAACCGCCCGTCTTATAGTCTTTTTTATATATATAAGGTATGGATATTTTTGTAAAAACAAAAAAATAGAATGACACAGTCACAGAAATATCTTCAGCAGCTTCTCTTATCCCGACAAGGATTGCTCATTACGGCAGAGGGTTACGCCTCTGTCGTAGCTGAAGCATTCCCTAATGTTCACGATTCCGATTCAGCGGAAAAGGGACATGCTGATATGCTGTATACCGAGGTGATTTCCGGTGCCTTGGATTTATGCTCCTCTCAGGTCCGCATGGCTTTTCCTGACAAGGATATCAGCATTGTTTCCGATTATGCTTCTGAAGAACTTCCCGATAACAGTATTGCTTACTATCCCGTGTTCGGTGTAATCACATCAAACAGTTGGTGGCGTTTTTCCAGCAAACAGTTTGAGAAGGATCTGCTGGCATCCGAATCCAATCCTGCGATCATTGCACATTTTGTTCATATAGACAGTCCGGGAGGCGAGGCATTTTACATGGACCGCCTCTCCGAGACTATGAGAGACTTGAGTAAGCCGGTGGTTGTTTTGGCCGAGCGCGTATGTGCGTCTGCCGGTTATCTCATCGCCTGTCATGGCACTAGAATTTTTGCCGCTACTGGTTATGACAAGATAGGATCTATCGGGACAATGGCCGAGGTCTGGGACTATTCCGAATATTTTAAAAAAATGGGTATAGAGGTGCATACGTATCATGCTTCCGCATCGGATCTTAAGACCAAGCTTATGGATGACGCGGCTTCCGGTAAGGGTGATGAGTATGTGAAACGTATGCTGAATCCTCTTAATGATATGTTCTTGTCCGAAGTTCGTTCCACCCGTCCGGCACTTAAGGATGCTCCTGATGATGAGCCTGCTCTTCGCGGGGATATTTACCTTACGGACGAAGCGATCGGAAAAGGTTTGATAGATGCAAGGGCCACTCTGACAGAAGCCATATTGGAAGCATCCCGTCTGGGGCGTGAGTATGCCGACATTCAGCGGGCCAAAAGCCAGTTATTAAGTATAATTTAATTAGTATCACAATGAAATTTAAAGAAAACGTACAGAAAATTCTTCAGAAGCTTGGTTTCGCTGGCTCCGAGGAATCCCTGAAGGCTCTTACGCCGGATGAATGGAAACAGTTTTTTGCCTCCTATCATGAGGAGTTCGGAACGGATTTTCATACCGATATGCAGGCCTACCAGGATGAACAGCGTGCCGTTCCCGACCAGGCACAGATCAATGAGGCATTCAGCGTATTGTCAGGATTGATCAACCCGAAACAAAATGTGGAAGGCGCTGCCGCGCATGGAGTACAGGATACGAAAACAGAGCAGCCTACCGCACAGCAGGTACTTGATATGGCGAAAGCTGTATCCGCTACCTTTATGGCTATGGGTAATCATGCGGCTGATGATGTCCCTATGACTACGGTTGCCGGTTCGGTTGTAGGATTTACAGGTTCCGGAGACCGTGAGAAATTCCTTTTCGGAATTGAGCACGAATTCTTTTCAATGGATAAACCATGGAACCGGTTCACAGCCAATCCTACGTCAGACCAGCGTCTGGGAGATAAGAAGATAGCCGCGTCTTTCGGTGCTGAAGTGGAAGCCTATTCTTCTTCATTGGCTGAGCGTTACAGCTATTTGCAATCGCATAACCAGCTAAACCCGGAAAAATTGGCGGCGGGTGAGTTTGCCACCGATTATTCCCAGGTTACGGGAATGAAGGGCGGAGACCAGTATCTTATCCGTCGTCAGGATGCCATTATAGCCCGTGTGCTTTCCATCCGCCAGCTTACCCAGTATTTCCCTGTTCGTTACGGTATTCAGGACCGTGATGTCATTTTCAACGCTTTCTTTGGTGAAGTGTCACAAGCATACCAGGTAGGCGAGGTTTATAAAGGTGATATGGAGATTGAACCGGAGATGGGATATGTGGACGATGCCATGATCAAGATGAAGTTCGGTCCTATGAAGGAACTGGAACGCATGTATATAGGCTACCTTAACCGTGAAGGCTCGGATCCGATCAAATGGTCTATGATTGAATATGCCATTATGGGATCTCTTGAAAACGCGCAGCGTGAACAGAATATGCGCCGTATGAGAGGTTTGTATGTGAAGCCTGAGACGGGTGTAGCCGGTTCCTATCTTAATGCCGGTACCGGAGTGCTCTATACTCTTATCCGTCTGCACCACGAACATAAACTGTTGTTGACAGACAATGTTGCATACCGTACTTATGACGATGCCAACATGCTGGAAACCGTACAGGAATTCTACAAAGAAATTTTGGCCAAAGTATCTGAGGATATGAGCCTTGACCAGCATGTAATGTATCTGAACGAAAACCACAAGCAATGGTGGATTCAGAATGTCCGTGAAGCTTATGGCCAACAGCAGGACTTTACAGGACCGAACAGTTACCTTAATATCATACCGGACAGTTCTACCAATATGCGTATTATTTGGCTGCCTTATTTAGGTCAGCTGCCGTTCATGATGATGCAGGTTCCCGGTAATATCCAGTTCCTTGAGAATCTTCCTGGTGAAATGCTTGCCATGCAAACAGAAATGCAAATGGAGATGGTTCGTGGATGGTCTACCTGGAAAGAAGGATGTTCGCCCGCATTTGTCGGCCGTAATTTCTCTTCTGCCGATAAACTGAAGGAAAATGACTATTTGTGGCAGCAGATCTTCCTGAATAAACCTTCTGTAACCTTGGATGCGGATGCCACAACAGCTGACGCATCGAAAGGATTCTGGTTTATTTCTGGAACCAATACCGGTGAAAAGAAACTGACAGCGATCAACAAAGCCAAAAAAGGCGTGGCTTACATTGTAGAGTGTGGAAACAAAACCAATGTGACCGGAATTGACAAGGCGGGTTCTTTTGACAGTATTTCCGAAGCATGGACTCCGACAGCTGTAGGAGATTATATCATGGTCATGCTGAACAGTCAGAACAAATTCATAGAGTTGGAACGCTGCATTGGTGGCGTTCGCAAAGTCAATAAGACAGCGCAGCCCAATGTACCTGGAGCTAGATAATTTTTTTGGTTGGTTATTAAAAAGGTTTTTAAATCGGGGGCGGGTGTGGTAGCCCGCCCTTTTTATTAAACAGAAAATTTATGAGAACAAGAATTAATTCCCGCATATTTTTATTTCAACTAGCGGTGCTGGTTGTAGTGCTCTCCTTGAGCTTTGTTTTTGATTCCTCTGCCGATACTGCCGTCGGGCTGTCAATGGCTGTCACCGGAATGATGAATATTGGTGATATTGAGGATGTGTCCGACCGTCAGACCCATGGATCGAACATTGCATATCAGATTTATCTGATCAGTATTGACCAGGTGGATAATTCTCAGTTGTTTCCGGCTCCCAATGCCAACAGGGAAGTAGGGCAGGTTCCGATGAAGAACGGTGAGTATATGAAGTACTTTGTATGTCATACCATCCCCACTTTTGTAGGCAATGGTGAGAAAGGGGATATTACCACTTCCGGAACCAATCAGTTTGTGGCGGTTATGGGTGGACAGCGGGACAAACTGCTTTCTTTCACGGAAGAATATGCGGGTGGCAAGTTTATCATTCTCTTCAAAGAAATTGAAGAAAGCCAGTGGTATATCATCGGTTCTTATGACCGCCCGATGATTCTTCAAACGTTTGAAAACAAGCATGACGCAGACGGACGTTATGTGACGTTTACATTTCAACGTACTTCCATTTCACAGTATTACAAATATACAGGTGCTATTGTACGCCAGCCTGCCAAATCCAATCCGGTGGATGCCACTAATCTTACCGTTACGCCGGGACAGGACTTGTATTCCATTCCTGATTGTACTTCCTCACCTAAGGCTATTGCTACAGTTTCCGGTCTGGCGGCTAATGATAAGGGACGCTATATAACTCTGATAGGTGAGGGTGTGGAGCATCCGGCTACAGTTGCTGAAAATGAAGTGTTTATTCTTGAGGATGGAGCCACATGGACCGCCCGTGCTGGAAGCCGTATTACTTTCCGCGTAATTGATACTGACACTTTGGTTGAGATTGCCGGATCCCGTATTCAAACTGTTGTCTGATTTTTATAATTAATCCGGTGCGGATATATATGTTTGTTTTACAATGTATTATCATGCACCGGTTAAACTGATAAGTTATGTATTCATTCAAAGAAAAGAAGCTTCATTATAACCGTCTTCAGAACCAGTCCGCCGCTTTGGCCGATCTGAAGCTTTTACGGAGTATTAATCCTGATGCGCCTGTGTTGCCTGCATGGGAGCGATCACCTGAACGTTTTGCAAACAAGATTCTTTATCTTCTGCTTGATTATGCAACGGCAGAACAGATCAGAAAGAACCGGCGCAATCCTGTCAGCTCGGTAAAGGAGAAATTGGAAGAGACAGTACACGAGTTGCAGGAGAAATCGGTCGAATTGAAAGAAACGAAAGATACGGTTCAGGAATTGCAGGAAAGAGTAGAGGAGTCGGAATTTCGTGCGGAAAAGGCGGAAACATCTTTGGACTTTGAGAAAAAAAAAGAGGTTTAAGGAAAGTACAGAAGCATGAAGAATATCCCGCTATTGACTGGGATAATCTTGATGATGAGAATGTACAGACTGCCACCCTTATCTATAATGACCGTGTTGTAAGCTGGAAACGGATGAAACAGATAGACGAACGTATGGATGCTGACAATATTACCAAGGATGATATATTTTCCCTTGTCCATCTTCGCATCCGTAATTTGCAGGCTTTCTCAGAACTTAGAGCCTATAATGATACCGGTTCTTTCCGTTTCCTTCATCCTCTTATAGCAGGGCGCAGTGAACGTGCCTTGCTGGCTTCCCTTCTTGAAAAGGATCCTCAGGAATTTCTCCGCAAACACCGCAATGTGCTTGACAGTATACGGCGTTATGAAGCGTATTTGAAAAATCCTGAACGTGAATCCCGCCGGAAACAGGACAGGAATTTGTTACGCAAGTATCGTGATCGTGAAACTTTGTTTAGAGATATACTCAATGAAAAGACTAAAGGTTGATTTTATGGCTGTTTCCCTGTTTCTTACCATGATAGGGATGATAGCCGGTATTTCAGTATTAATATGCTGTTTGCTATGACTGGTAATAAGGATATTGTAATTGTCAGCGATGATTATCTGCCACGGGTACGTACCTATGCCATTATGGGGTATAGCCGTGAGCGCGTGTGCCGCCTGTTGGAGTTGCCGCGGAAAATGCAGATGGCATTGGCTGTCCGGCTGTCGTTGCCGGGAGATGTGTTCTATGAAACCTATGAGTCGGGACTGGCTCAAGGAGAGAAGAATATTGATATGGAACTGGCGAAGAAAGCGGAAAACGGGGATATTGATGCCATTGAGCTTCTTGAAGAGAGAAAGAATGAACGTTATTTTAAGGATTTGCGTAAAGAACTATTTGGAATATGACCGTACTTGAGCGTCTTGATAAGATACATCCCGATATGATTTCAGGATTTCTCACTACCGGAAAGTGTAATGGCATTCCGGAAGATGTGCAGAAATTTTTGAAACAAATACAATGGGCGGCAGAAATATATGAATATGAGCCGAATATAACCCGTGCTTCCAAGAAATTGCGTCTGCGCATTAATGCGGAGCAGAAGTTGGCTTTGGATGAACGTACCTGCAAGGAACGTATCTATCAAGCCATTAATTACTTTAATGTCGATAACAATGTCAGCGAGAAGGTATGGGAGAATCACTATGCGGACAAGCTGGAATCCATGGCGCAGTTATGTGCGGCCAAGGGGGATATGAAAACGATGGCTGCATGTATCGAAAGAGCCAGCGAGCATCGGATTCGTGCCGCCCAGATAGCAGAGGCTGCTACCAATCTTGGTATTACTTTCATTATTGATCCTAACCTTCGTCCGGAAGATATGGGATTGGAAAGCAAATCACTGAAAGAGATAGCGCGTAAGCATAACGAAGGGTTTTATATCCAACTTATCGACGGCCTTCCTATTGATAAGAGGGAAAAGAAACGCTTGTTGCGGGATGCCGATATTCAGGATGTAGAGGAACTATTAAACGAAGAGTAATCATGAGTCAGAACGATATATCCAATGATGAATTTTCAATGGAGATGGAACGTATCTACATGAATTCCATGCAGGTAATGGTCAATCTTCTTGACCCTAACAAAGTGGTGGTGGAAGCTGCACGTGCGTCAGGTAAGACGAGTGAGGTTACAGTAAACCGCATTGTTCGTGTGGCAGACAGTATGCCGGCCGAGTTGTCATTTTTAGCGCATCGTACCTATGTTGCGTTGCTTACCAATATATGGCCTAATATTCAGGCTGCTTTTTCCAGGCAGATTACGGTTAACGGTCGTCCCCGTTGTATGCTGGAATATGGCATTGACTATATTGCGGGAGAGTCGAAGATTCCAGAGCATTTCCGGAAGCCGCGTTATCCAATTTCTTATCCCAAGCATAGCATCCTGTTCCGAAACGGTCATCATATCCAGCTGGTAAGTTCTGACCAGCCGGACTCAGTGGCGGGTAGAAGTGGTGTTCATGCTTTTGTCGAAGAAATGAAACACAATGACGGAGAGAAACTCAAGACACGTTTGTTTCCTTCTCTTCGTGGATCTTCTGCTGAAATTCGTAAAAGCCCATATTATCAGGGATGGACCGGGGTTTCTGATACTGCCCGTGTGGATTTGAATGAGGACGACTGGTTTGAACGGTATGAAGATCAGAACAATCCTCAGCTTCTTTCCGAAATAGCCACAGTAGCTGTTCATGTGAATAAAGCGGTCTATAAAAGAATGGAACTTCTTACTGCCCAAAAGAATACCACCAACCCGGTCACGCTTGAAAAGATACGCCTGGAACTGAAGAAGTATGACAGACAGATATCCATGTGGACACCGCGTTTGGCTGATATGCGGCGCAACGCCACATTGTATATCCGGGCCAGTTCGTTTGTCAATAAGGACATATTGGGACCTAAGTTTTTTAAAACTCAGCTTGACACATTGGATATGGACGAATTTCTTACTGCTATATGTGCTGTCCGTCATAAGTCTGTGGTTAACAAGTTCTTTGCAAATTATGATAAAGAAAAGCATCAATTCTCTGACGGGTATATTTATGATTCTATCATGAAACTTGATCTGAAGGATCATTTTATCATCACTGCCCGTTATTTGAAATACTACGACAAGAGTGCTCCGCTGTATATAGGGTATGATCCCGGACATTTCTCAAGCTTGGTATGTGGGCAACCCAAGAAGTACGGGAAGGAATTCAGGCTGTTGAAAGAGTTCTTCTGTTTCTATCCGGATGAGCAGCCGGAGCTTGCTAGACAGGTTTATGAGTTTTTCGGGCGTGACTGTCGGAACAAACGTATTGTTTTATATCCGGACAGGGCCGGTAACAAACGCAGGGAGGAACTGGAGCAGATAACGACTGACAGCCGAGCATTGAAGAGGGAACTGGAAAGCTACGGGTTCGAAGTGCAGCTCATGAACGAAGGACAGGCCACAATCTATCATTGGCAGCAGTTCAAGCTGATGTTGCTTTTGTTTGGTGACAGAAGCAATGCTTTGCCTCACGTTTTTATTGACGAAAATGAATGCCCTAACCTTTGTAGTGCTATACCTCTTTCACCACGTAAGAGCACCAACGGACGTATAGAGCTGGACAAGAGCAGCGAGGTTAAGATACCGCTTCACCGTCAGGCTGGACTGACAACACAGATTCCTTCTGCATTCATTTATCTGATGTACGGTCTGTATGGGGATGCTGTTCTTAACGAATTGACCAGCATTCCTGATGATATTCCGGATAATTTCAGCTTATAATTAAAATTCGGCTTAAATAATAAGTTCAATTGATTTAATATAAGTGTCTGTTTGACATTTAAATAAGTATTATGTGAATCATGGATAAACGATTGACTTTTTGAAAAATTTTTGAACTTTTTTCAAGAGACGATTGACTCCACGCCGCGCTGATAAAACCGATTGCACAGCACAGGGGGTAGATGGGTGGAAATATGATTCTTCCCTTGAGATTTCGTCTTTTCTACTGTATCGGAAAACGAATAAATTCGTAGCATGGAAGAGGTAATAGATCATAACGTTGCGATGTCAGGTGCACAGGCCATGCAATGGGCTAGGGAGATATCTAAGCTGCCCGATGGATGCTTTACCATAGCATTCTATCCATGCAGTCTGCAACGTCATGAGGCATCCACTAAGATCATAGTAAAGGACGGTTGCAAATGGCGCACCCAATTGCCTCATGAACGTTTCAGTGTGGACAGTGATAACTTCTTCCTGTTTACCGACAAGGACGGAGAACCCCGTATGTGTTACACTATATTGATACGCTATATGGGATTCCCGCAAGATGGATTTAAACTACATAAAATAGATTGGTTATCATGAGTCAACAAAGTAATATAGAGATGCAGGGATGCCTTGGCGTGTACGTTAATGACAGCAGTGTGATATCTTTCCAGCTGGGAGAAGGGAGTATGCAGGATGCCTTGCAGCGTAACCGAACTGTATCTGTTAATCCGGTGGCATTGGAAGGACAGGTGAGATGGCTTACGGTTAAAGGGTATAACATCGCTTCTCGTGGCTGGAACAATCTGAAATGCCAGGAAGTGGCGAGCGATATCAAGCATAACAGGCTGCTTCCAAGATTGATAACCAAACAGGTCAATATGCTGTATGGCTCCGGACCGGCTGTCTATAAGACGGAACTTGTTGATAATAAAGTCAAGAGAACTTGGATTATGGAACCCAGTATACAGAGATGGCTGGAAAGCTGGGAGCAGAATGGAATGGAGCAGGGATACCGGGCGTTTGCAAAACAGAACATCAAAAACTATTATTATTTTCGCGATTTCTTTGTAAAATGGCGGTTTTCAGCTGGAAAAGGGATTGTACCGGGCGTGCTGCCGGTTGCTGGTCTGGAAGCCATGGAGAATAAGGATTGCCTTTTGGCCACCACCCGGACGGATGTGGCTTATGATATGGTTTATTATAAGGATTTCACGGCTATAGCTGTTGGTAAGTTTATCAATGGAATTAGTACCAGTTTGCGTATTTATCCTAAATTGCGTATGCAGGATGTACCGCGATACAGGTTCGCTGCTGTTTCCCATCATCGTGAGAAGTCCATTGATAATTTCTATGGAGAGAATGAGACACACGAGGGAACACAGCCTTATATCAAGGGTTCTAATGAAAATGCGGTATATATTAACAGCTTTCTTCGTAATTCGTTGGCTGCTAAAATACATATCATCATTCCTAACGCATGGGTGAATTCGAAGAGAACCCAGATTACCAATCTTTGCAACGAAAACAAGGAACGTGCTTCGAAACAGGAGAAACTATTGCTGTATAATGGACTGGAGATTGGAACTGAGTTCAAGGAGTCTACCTTGATCCGCTATATAAAACAGGAATTGGATAATATATCCGATTACTTGTCCGGAGCCGATAACCAAGGAAAGGCTTACGCGACTTTCAGCTTTCGGAACGGAAGCAGCGGGGAAGAGGAGCGATGGAAGATAGAAACCGTCGATTTAAAATATAAAGAATACATTGATGCGATAATCAGCTATGATAAACGTGCTGACGAAGTATTGCTGTCAAGTGTCGGGCTGGATTCTTCCATCTCATCAGTCAGCAAGGACGGTGTAATTAGCAAGAGCGGAAGTGACGCTTATTACAACTATTTGATTTATCTGCTCCAATTGGCACCGGAAGATGAGATCGTATGTGAACCGTTCAATCAGGCTATCCGTATTAACTTTCCTGAATTGTACGAACAAGGTTATCGGATAGGCTTTTACCGGGAAATCCCATCGCGTCAGGAAGATGTATCACCGTCTAACCGTCTTAATAATCAGCAGCCATGAATGTTTTAGAAGAATTGTTTATAGATGTGGCCCAGTTCCACCTTTATTCCCCTTATGCGGAGAGTAACATGAATTTCAAGGATCTTGCATCAAGTGCCATGAGTGCCATTAAGCAGGTTCAATCCGTCATATCTCCTGATATCTACAAGAAGATAGCAGCAGGAGAGGATAACGATGAAAAGGATGCATTAAGAAGTGCCGTGGCTAATCTGACATTGGCAAAACAGCTTATATTCAATGTACTGTCACTTCGTAAATCGGATGTGGATATCTACAAGAACGAGCAGGAGCAGATGCGCAGGGCCTATCGTGATAATTACTATAATGCAATGGATACGTTACTTCAGTTGCTTGATTCGGATGAGGAATGGAAGAAGACCAAGACTTATAAGGATTTGGAAAACCTTAAGTTGAAGACTACTTATGAATTCGATGCATCTTATCCCATTGATAATTCATTCCTGTATTTTTTCAGATGTGTTCCGATCCAGCAGGAGGCATTGGATGATTATGTATCAGGCTATTATGAGCGTTTGCCGGAAAAGGATCAGACAAACCGTCGGAAATTGGACAGATGTCTGGCTAAAATAACAGTGGCATTGTCGTTACGAAGATTTGATATCCTTGAATTTCCGTCAACCATCCGTAATTTGTTTGAAGATTCAAAAGTTATGCGTTACGGTACCCAGGAGCAGGAGAGGATGTTAACTTTATCTGATGATCTGATGTCACAAGCCTTGGAAAGCCTTAAAAATATTGATTTGTCTTTATCCGGAAATACGGATGTTGATATAGTAACTGAAACATCTTTCAATCGTCCGGACGATAAAATTTATTTGATGCCATGAGAAAAGATATTGAATTTACCCTGAAAGGAAGCGTGTATTCTATTCCAAACAGTTGGGAAGGGTTGAACACTTATCAATTTAAAGAACTGGTTGCGGACCTGATTTCCATGTCCGCAGGTAAACTTTCTGCCGGTCTTGTGCGTGTGCGCCATATATGCAGGGTGATGGGCTGGGATATCAATAAGATAACCGATGCGGATGCCATGGGAAACATTGCTTGCCTGGCTGAGCAGGTCACCTTTCCTTTTCTGATCTGTTATCCGGATAATGATGCGGCACTGGCAGATCTTGACACCGATTCTTATGAGCTATGCAAGCGTGTTCCGCCGGAAAGACTGACGGGGATAACTATATCCCGCTATCTGTCACGGCTTGATTATAAGTTTGTGGTAGACTCCTGTTTTTGCAAACAATTTATAGGATCTGTCCATATTGACGGGCAGGATGAACCTTGTCTTGGTTATACCATTGATACAGGATTCTCTATGCTGACAACCTCATTGACGGCACAGCAGTTTATTGACGCGCGTGAGCTGGCGGATTGCCGGGATGATCAGCTTCCCCTGCTTGCTTCCATCCTGTATTCTTCACTACCTTATGAAAGTGACAAGGCGCATCAACGTGCCGTTATTTTTTCAAAAGTGGATATTAAAACATTGCAGGCCATCCGTTTCAATTTCAAAGGATTCATCAATTATTTGTTCAGTCGCACAGAATACAAGATTCTTACTAAAATCATACCGGGAAAGGAATCAGTGATAAGCACAGGGGCACAGGATGCTTTGTACGGCTTGAGTGCTGACGGATATGGAAATTTGCGTGAGATATCCCAGATGAGCGTCTTGCAATATCTTGGGATCCTGAGAAAGAAGATGATTGAATCCGTGCGTAGCCTTCATGCTTCCAAAATGGATGTTGCTGAGATCGCTAATACTACCCGGTTGCCAATTGATGTTATAAATGATATACTATGATTCTTGAGTATTTAAAATATTTTTCCCGGTTCCCAGCCCGTGACGGGGTTCTGGATATGTTTATTAACGGAAGTTCCGAACTTTATGAATATGAGGAACTGAAAGGGTATATAGCCGGTATGTCCGAACCTTTGGTTCCTGATATTTCCAATTTTGTTTTCGGGCAACGTTTTGAGGATGTTAAAAAACGGGTGGATGCCCTGATAGGAACTTATCTGTTCTGTGATTTTGGAGAGATACAAAGCTCTCAGGACAATATAGGTTCCATAGAGGATACGCATAAGCGTGCGGTGACGGTTGCGGTCAAATTAGGGAATAAATCTGATATGGTAGAAGTTGCCATTCAGAGTGATCGAACGTTGAAACTATTGAATCAGGTACGTGCTTATATGATGTATGATTCCCGTTATATGTCATGGCTCAAGCCTATATCGGATAATCAGACGATTGTGCCTTTTGTGTCGCCTGAACTGTCATCAATAGGCTGGAGCATGAGCTTTGTCGCATCGGCTCCCGACTGGATGAATGTAAAAGAAATAATGAAACACATAACTTAAAACAGATATGAATACAAGTTCTAAAATCACATTTTCGGTATTCATTACCGAATTTTATAGTCTGATGTGGGATATGAGATGGTTGATGCTGCTGGCTTTGATTCTTATTTCTACAGATTTATGGTGGGGCATCAGCAAATCCAAACGAAGGATGGAGGAAGTGCGTATAAGCCGGGCTATCCGGAGGACTCTTATAAAAATGGGGGATTACGTATGTATAATTCTATTGGGGGCGGTTTTAGGAAAAGCGATTGGTGAACCTTTGGGCATTCCTTATTCCACTATTTCCGTATGCTGTATGCTGATAGCTTGTTACTGTGAACTTGAAAGTGTGATCAGTAATTACTGCGAATGTAAAGGTCTGCATTACCATATCAGTCTTTGGAGCGTCTTTAAGGGACTGGTCGGCTTGAAAAGTAAAGAATTGAAGAATGTTATTAATGAAATAGAAAATGAAAGCAAACATGAAAATCTTAATTGACAATGGCCATGGAGCCAACACACAAGGCAAGCGTTCTCCGGACGGTCGTTTGATTGAAGCGTTATATACCCGTGAAATTGCCATCCGTGTGGAGCATGAATTGTGTAAGAGGGGGTATGAGACACTTCGGATTGTGCGTGAGGAAGTTGATGTGCCGCTATCGGAGAGATGCCGCCGAGTGAATGATATTTGTTCCGAATTTGGGAAGAGTAATGTTCTTCTGGTATCCATCCATTGCAACGCCGCCGGAAATGGGGCACAATGGATGCAGGCTCGTGGATGGGAGGCATGGACCAGTATAGGGCAGACAAAAGCGGACAGGCTTGCTGATTGTCTGTATGCTTCGGCTGACAGATTTCTTCCTGGAATGAAGATTAGAAAAGATCTGGCTGATGATGATCCGGACAAGGAGAGCGGATTCTATATTTTAAAACATACGGAATGTCCGGCTGTATTGACGGAAAACTTATTTCAAGACAATATGGAAGATGTGGCTTTCCTTTTGTCTGAAGAAGGAAAGCAAGCGATAACAGCCATTCATGTTGAAGGTATCATTAAATACATTGAATCATGAAATCTGTTCCTTATTTATTAATTGTTTTATTGAGCGTAATGCTTTCTCTGTCGTGGTGTTCCCGTCCGGCAGAGATGCCTGAAACGTTTACAGTGGATACTGTGTGGATGCCTCCTGTTATTGATACTATCAGGGATACGGTTTTTCCGTCTCCTGTAACAGAACGTTTTGTGAAGTATGATACTGTATTCATTGCCGCATCTGGGAAAGAACCTGCTGATACATCACTGAATGATTATGTTCCGGACAGTGTTCCAGCCAGCATACCTATTACAGAACGGGAATATAAAACGGATGATTATAAGATATTGATAAGTGGATACAACCCATTGCTGAAATCGGTTGAATTATATCGTCCTACTTTCGTAGGGCTTATAAAACAAAAAAACAAGCGGTGGGGATTGGGGCTCTCTGCCGGATATGGTATTGATGCTGACGGGCTGTCGCCTGTATTGGCTGTTACCGTTAATTATAATCTGTTTCAGTGGTAATAAAAAATCCCCGGCTTGCGGTCTTGCTCTTATTCTATTGACAGTCGAATTTGAAAACCTTTGGAGTGCCGGGGATAGATAAACAACAATGTTATTTAATAAATTGTTTCTAAATTTTGCATTATTATGAGCAAGACCGCACGTTTTAATGAAATCCTTGAATCAGTCGCCTCTTTCACGGAAATACATCAGGAATTTATCCTGTCAGACAATCGGGCCGCCGAAGTGGTGGATGCCCGCTGCATTTTGGTAAAACTGTTATCCGAAGAAGGTTTCTACCCTTCCCAAATCAGCAAGTATATGGACCGTACAGAAGCTAGTATCCGGTATCTGCTTGCTTCCTATTCATCCCGAATTTCTGCCAGCCTGTGGATGGAAAAAGATGTCGAAGTTATTCGCAAACATCTTGAAAATAAGTCGAAAGTAATTGGTAAATAAGAAGCAAATAACTGTAATTCAGTTGATTATTATAGTATGTACCTTTGTGATGTCAGGTTATAGCCTGGCCTAGTAACTTATTAAAACATAATATTATGACTATCAAAGGTATGAACGGTGAGAACTATAATGTCACCGGCCAGGGACAAGGCAATTACAATACTGTCGGAGCGTCAGCAGGTATCGCATCATTTTTGGGTTTGAATGCGGGTAATATTCTGGGAGGCGGCTGTTATAACCGTAATATGGCGGCAGGTCCTGTGGAAGTGATTACTTCGGAAGACAAACCTATTAGCCGTTATGAAGCGGCTATGATGGACAAACTGGCAGCAAAAGATGGAGAGATCGCATTGTTGAAGGCGAACACTTACACTGATCAGAAATTGGCTGATGTGTACGATCGTTTATTGACCCGTATTAATTTGGACAAGAACGAGCAGAATGCCATCAATATGAATCAGGCTGTATACAATGGTACTAATACTGCCACTCTGGCTTGTATGAAACAGCAGATTGCTGATTTGGCTGCGTTAAGTGAACTTGTTGTCCCGCAACGTAAGGTATGTGATACCGGTTGCTGCGGTTGTAACCAGTAAATCTCATTGAAAGGGCGGTTTCATTCCGTCCTTTCCTCTTTTTAAACTCAAACAATATATTACTATGTATACCAATTCACAAATATTATCAGCAGTGCTGAATAAATGGCTGCAACCTGTAGTACAGCAATTCTCCGCACAAAAAATGGGATCGTTCCCTTTTGTGCAGATGATTGAAACTAAATTGAAATCAACAGGTTTCGTTAAACCCAGCTGGAGTCTTGCTGCGGAATTATCTCCGATAATGCAGAATGTCAGTGGAACTATCATAGAACCTATCATTAACCGCTATATCTCACAAGTGCCGGATGATGCATTGCCTGAAATGGCTCACAAAATAGTGGATGATGCTATTAAAAACGGAGGGTTGACACTGATGGATGGAAAGGTTGTTTTTGAAAAGGAAGACATGGAAGAACTGAAAACCTTGCTTGAATATAACCTGCCTTTGATTCCTAGAGAAGAATACATCGTCAAGACAGCGCCTGATAAGGAAGCTGACGGCAGCGATGAACCCCAACCGAAGTCGGACGGTATAAGTTCCGACACAGAATAATTCTTAATATATATCCATTATGATTCAATTGACTCCGATTGCAATCGCTGCTACCAGCCAGCAATATCTGACTAATGTAGTGGAGAATTTATGCCAGGCTTATTGCGCTGAAAATGGTGTACAGCCTACTGGCATAGTTAATTTTACTGTCGCAGAACAGCAGACGGTGAATACCCAGACTGTTGTAACCATCAATGCAGCAGTGCTTGTTGCTTACACTCCTAAAGGATCATGCCGTTCTGTTACCAAACAATGGGTTGAGCAGTTTAAAGTAGCCTTTATCGGTGCGGCCGGTGCTGTTCCTACGATTACACTTACTCCTCTTGTTACTCAGGTTACTCCTGAGAATGTAAAGTGCTGTAACCGTGCGTTTGGTGTGAGCCTGGCTACTCCGTTGACCATTGCGGCCACCTTTCCGGCTACTCCCACAGCTTGATAGGATTATGACTCAAAAGTCATTAAAACCTGTAAAAAAGAAAAGGGAGAAAAAAGTTTGAGTTTGCTCCCCGCTTTATTGTGGGGAGTTTACTTTAATATCCTATAATTATGAAGACTAAAGAAGAAATGATAGATCGCTACCATGAACTTTATGAAAAGATGGTGGCAAGTAAAGATCCGAAGAATATGAAGATATTCGGTGAAACTGAAAAGTATATGTTCAAGGCTGTCGCAGCAGCTCATCCTGATCTGGCCGAAAACTGGTTGTCGCATTTGGAGGCTGTTTGTTGGGACAATTATCTATCCGAACACGAAGCAATGAATATCAGCAAACGTATTGTCAACCAAGATGGAATGAAAGGATTCCATTGGTCCTATGATACTTTTGAAAAAACGGTTGAATCGCTTGGAGGAGTATGTGAAGACAAACCGCATTATAACAGTTATGCTTTATGGGTAACTGCCAATATGATTTATTCGGATCATGCCAGAAGCATTGCGGAAGACATGGGGCATAAATTGCCGGCAGATGTGCCTAATGAAAAGATGGCATTGTCATGCTATCGTAAGGCTGTGGAAAGTCTTAAGGATGTGGATTCCGGGTTTCATGTACGGCGGTATTTCAAGCACAAGATGTACGACGATTCAGTTATGTGACCTGGATAAAAAATTAGATAAAATAATCTCCATGATTGAAAAACTGGACGGTCTGAAAGGTTTCGGCTCCAATGTACTGGCTAATGTTGTAGGAGATATAATCATGGGTAGGTAACTGTAAGGTGTTTTAGAAATAAAGCACCTTTTATTTATGATTGTAGTATTATTTTAATACTGATTGGGATTTTATTATTAACTTTGCGAAAAATTTTAAAACTTAGATATTTATGAAAAAGTATTTTTTACTACTGATTGTTTCTCTTCTATTTACTTCATGTAAAAGTTATATCCAGATTTATGATGTGGACAGCACCTCGGCCAAAACAAGTAATGAGCAGTTTGTTTTTGAGAATGAAGATTGCAAGCTTACTTATAATTTTTGGGGAATGTTTGGTAATGCTTCTGTTGTTTTTACAAATAAGACTGATCAGAATCTGTTTGTTTCATTATCTCAATCATCCTTTATATTCAACACGTATTCTTTCCCTTTTTATAAAGGTATAGATCGCCATGTTGTTGTCTCTAAATTTGAAAGCAAAACATTCCGTGATTTGCCTGTAGTATGTGTCGCTCCTAAATCATCAAAAACGATTGGTGATTTGAATGTCGTTGATGGCATTTATTCTTTTTGTGATAAGAAAAAAGATAACCCTAGTCGCAGATATTCGGAAAACTATAACGAAAATGATTCTCCTATAACATTTGGTTATAATATGGTCTATTCTGCTAAAGAAGATTGTCGTGAGGTGAAACAACTGGAAAGCTCTTTTTATGTCTCAAGAATTGAGAACGTTACAAAGAAACAAGAAGAGATTACTAGTCAGGTTAAAAACTGTTCGGATTATAGTAATGTATCTGTTGTTAGCTTGAAATCTCAATCTCCCAAGCGTTTTTATATTAAGAGATTTAAGGATGTAAATCCAACTCCGGCAAAATGGTATTAATTATTCGATAACAAATTCTTAAGCGGAACTCTAAAAAAGTTCCGCTTTTGTTTTGTCAATCCAAAAATAATATTCATCTTTGCAGCGTACTCCTTTTTGACATAGGCGAGTAGGCTCGCCATTATAGCTGCGGGCATTTTTTATGTCTTCGGCAAAACATATAGTTCCGTCCCGTGTGGAGTCTTAATGGACCCACTGCCTATGTCAAGGTGGAGTACAACGGGGAGCGGAACTTTTTTTGTTCCCTTCCTTTTTCTAACTTTATTAATTCATTTTAAATGTACTCAAAAATGAAAACTACTACATTGTCTCTTGATGCAAAGTCAAATTATTTGCAAGAGAAAAAAGAATCTTTGTTGGAATGGCTTCATGCTGATTCTGTTATCTTTTCTTCTATCATGGAGGAAAAAATTTCTAGAACATTTTCGTTGCGAATATTGTTCATAATGTTGTGCTTTGTTGCATTATTATTATCGCCCGCATTTGGCACTGTGATGTGTCTTATATGTTTTATCATATTTGCCTTATCTTTGTTGGAAACAGCAAAATATTACAAGCAGGTGCACCGCTAATAAGTTTGCTTTACTAATATTATGTTTTACAATAAAATGTTTAAGGGAAATGAATATTAATGGAATTATATTAAGCGACGAGAGCCTTAATGCGTTGCGTCGTATGCAGGAAGACGGTAATAGCGAAATTGATAATGTTCTTGAAGGACTTGATTGTATAGCTGAACTGATTGAGAATCCGGAAGCGGATGCCAGTGATAGTGATCGTCTGGTCATGTTGCAGCAGCTTCGCGGTGTGCGCAAGATTTTGAAAGATCTCAAAGCATCTTCTTTTGATGAGTCAGAATAATGAAACTAAAATGGACAGTTACATCACTGCGTTGATGAATGTCTATTCTCCCGCAACCAATGAGTCCGATGCGACTCATTGGTTTTCTACTGAGGATGTGTATGAAGCCATAAAGAAGATTGATCCGGGAACATCCGTCAGCTTGGAGGATGTCTATAATTCGCTTCTTATGGGAGGGTTCCGTTTCCAACCACGTCCCGGAACTTTAGGATGTGAGTTCCGATGGATGTTTAAACAGAAATAATTATAGATAAAATACGATATTTCTTTTAGTCTAATTATTATATTATCAATCCTTTTTGTACATTTGCAATGTGTTCAGAATTGAACGCTGCGTAATAAGTTTGGTTACATGGGAAATTGGAGCGAACAACAAGAGGCAAAGAAAGAAGTTAAGGAGAAAGACAAAGTGAGGCGTGAAACGCTTGGAAAGTTCTTCTTTGATTTGGCAAAATTGGCTTTTGCTGGTCTTTTCGTTAGTTGGATTACACCTTTATCTGTTAATGTAAACAATAGTGTTGCATGGTCTGTCTTAGTTGGAGGTGTAATGTTTACTGTTGTATTTGCTATGATTGGAAATAAAATTTTAAAATAGGAGGTTTTATGGATATGCTTGCTATGACCTATATCATAGGAACTGTTATTGGGATAGCCTTTCTTATATGGCTATATACAAAGTCTGGGAAAAAATGGCTGAAGAGTTTGTAATTCGTCCATTGTGTTTGCTTATATTGGATATAAAATATAAGGAGGTAATTTATGGAAGGTTTATTGATTGTGCTTGGTGGTTCTGGAATGTTAGCCTTTTTCTTTGCTATATGGTTAAATACCCGGAAAGGCAAAAAATGGCTTGCTAATTTATAAGCTTATTTTATAACTAATATGGGCGAAGGCGGTATAAAATCTGTCCTTCGCCTTTTTCATTCCTATAATTACTTTAGCTTCAAATTTTATGAAGCTATGGTAACAGACCAACTTATCAAAAAAACATTCATTCACAATGTTGTATCCATCGGTTTTCAAAAAATAAGGCAGATACAACAGGAAGTCATATCGGAGAATTTGAATGTCATATCCGGCAATCTGCTCCAATCAGTCCAAGAAAAACCGGTGGAAATAGAAGGAACTGAACGTCAAATATATTATATGAGCGTTCTTCCTTATATGCGTTTCTTAGATATTCGTTTTCGGCAGGATCTGCGGATACGTAGAAAACTTTCCATCTATAACCGTGTCATTTGGGGGGTACTTTATGGTGAAGTGCTTCCTAATCTGCGTTATGGCTTTACTCAGGACATACGTAAGTATATCACCCGGCAACTTCAAGAAGGTTCGGATATTGATCAATTAGATTTTCAATCATATATATAGACTACTGAATTATGGCTAAGAAACTTAATGAAGACGAAATCAAGTATATTTTATCGGTGGAATCGTCAAAGGCACAGCAGGAAATTCGCAAACTCACTAAGGTTAATAGGGAGTTGAACAAAACAAATAAGGAGCGTCGTGAATTGATGCGTGAGTTGGAGTCTCAAGGAAAAAAGGAATCGGATGAATATCAGCGTCTTGATGAAGAAATAAAAAAAAGCAATAAGACTATTTCAACAAATAACAAGTTGATTGGTGAATTGGAGAAGAAGCTGGATGTTACAGGGCTTACTATGGCCCAACTCCGAAAAAAGGCCAAAGATCTTCGCCGACAGTTGGATCAGACAGTAAAATCAACACATCCGGAAGAATACGCCGAACTTGAAGCGGAGCTTTCCAAAGTAAATAGCCGGATGGAGGAACTTAGGGGTACTGGGAAATATGCCCAGCAACAGCTGACTGCATTTGATAAAACAATGAATATGGCCAAAACGGCTGCTAAAGGTTTTATAGCCGTGCAACTTGTCAGATATTTGAAAGATGTCGGAATGAAATCCTATGAAACTCGTAAGGAATATGCCCGTTTTGAAGCGACTCTCCGTAATGCTACCGGCTCTTCAGAAGAAGCGGCAAAGGCAATGAAGATGTTGCAGCAGCTTGCTAAAGATACGCCGGCCAGTGTGTCAGAATGGACTGAATCATATATTAAATTAGTTAACCGTGGAATTAAACCGACTACCGATGAACTGACAGCAATGGGAGATATCGCAATGTCCCAAGGCAAGGACATAGACCAGTTTATTGAAGCATTGCTTGATGCCATGACGGGTGAGAATGAACGTTTGAAGGAATTTGGTATCACCGCTTCGAAGAATGGAAAAACTACTGCATATACGTTCAGGGGTGTAACTACTGAGGTGCAGAATACGGATATGGCAATTAAGAACTATATTCTGTCCTTGGGCAAATTACAGGGTGTACAAGGATCTATGGCTACCCAGATGAATGAGCTGGCTGGCTTGGAATCAAATTTAGGGGACCAGATGGATTCTATCTATAATAAGATAGGAAAGAAACTTGAACCGGCTATTAAATCCTTCATGGGAACTTTAGGACGTTTTATGGGGACAATATCAAAATCCCTTGATTCTTCTGGCGAAAAATTTGATGACCAGTTGAATAAGGTTGTTTCCCTGCAAAATGGGCTGCTCCCTTTGCTGAACCGATATGATGAATTGAAAACTAAAACAAGCTTAAGCGCACAAGAACAAGATGAATTAAACCAATTGATATCCCGTATCGCTCAAATAATACCAGGAGCTGTTACTGGCTTTGACAATTATGGAAGGGCTATATCTGTGAGTACTGATTATGCCCGTGAGTGGATAAAAACAGAAAAAGCCAGATTAGCCTATATCAATAAATCACAAATTGAAGAGCGCAAGAACGAAAAAAAGAACATTGAAGAAAGGATAAAGAGTCTGAAACGCCAAGAAAGTATAGGAAAAAGGCTTTATGGGGTTGATAAAGAAGGAAATGCAAAACATATTGCTGTTTATAGCGGGGGGATGGGATATGGACCTAATGCGGAACAAATAAACTCTAGAAAGATGACTGCGGATGAGCAGAACAAGTTCAAAGAGGAGATGAAGTCATTATATGAGGAGTTATCAGGAGTTGATGCGGAACTTTCTCGTTTGCAGGGAACTACTTTAGACGATATGATTAAAACTCAAACAGAGATGATTGAAAAACGTAAAAGTTTTAATGAGATGAATAAAGAATCTCTTTCCGCTTGGATTGATGATGAAAAGAATGCAACAAGTGAGTATTTGAGCATGGCCAAGGAAATTTATAAAAACCGTTTTCCAGTAACTCCTATTGATCCTGATGCAGCGGAAGAAGAAGCTAAACGAAATGAAAAAATATTGAAGGAAGCATTACAGAAGCAGACAGAACTTTTTGAACAACAAAAAATAGAGTTAAAACAACGTTATTTGGCGCATAATGACGAACAACTACAGACTGAATCCCAGTTTAACAAGGCCATGGAAGATTTGACCTTGCAGGATCTTAATGCCCGTCTTAAAATAATGGGGTTGGAGGTCTCACAACGCCAACAGATTGAACAGCAAATTTTGGATATTCGTATAAAGGCACTTGAGGATTTTCGTCAGAGAAAACTTGCGATTGAAACAGAAGAAGAGCAACAGCGTGTGTCACTCAATAAAAAATCCATAGATGAAAATAAAGAGTGGCTTGATAAGCAGTTGGCAGATAGGCAGCAACATCATAATGATCAGGTAAAAATAATTAGTGACTCTTTGAAACAGCAAGTGGATCAGTATAAGGAATATGGAAGCCAAATGGGGGAATCATTAGGTAAAGTTTTGTCAGGGCAGGAAGACATGCTTTCCGCTTTTGGTAATACCATGATTGATATCCTTTTTGATGTCTTATCTCAAATTATAAATCAAAAAATTGCGGAAGCTACTGCTGTAGCCATTGCGGAACAGGCTAAAGCGGCAGCTATTAGTGCTGCCCAGCCGGATTCTGTTGCCACTTTTGGCGCGACCGCTGCTGCCCGAACCGCTATTATCAGTGGCTTGATCATGGCTGCTTTAACAGCTGCAAAAACGACATTAAAAGGTTTGCTTGCTAAAAAAGGCTCATCTACCACGTCGGGAACTACATCTCCGAATACATCATATACCCGTGTTCCCGGTAGACAGTCCGGAGGATATATAGATGTCACTCGTGCCCAAGATGGAAAAGAGTTTCAGGCTGTCTATGATCCTAAACGTCGTGGCTTTATAGACAAACCTACTGTTATAGTAGGAGAGGGGCCTGCCGGATCATCTAAGGAATGGGTAGCCAGCAATGAGGCGGTGAAGAATCCTACCATTGCACCCATATTGTCTATTCTTGATCAGGCACAACAGGCCGGAACTATTCGTACTTTGGACTTTAACAAATATCTTCAGGCAAAAACTGTAGGGAAACAAGATGGAGGACAGGTTTCACCAATAGGAAACACGCCTTCAATGGTATATGCTGATCCTGTTTTTATTCAATCTGTAAACAAATTGAATGATATTCTGTCCCGAATTGATAAAAACGGTGGAATACATGCATACACTATTTTATCTGAATTTGAAAAAAAACAAGAATTGAGGAATCGTTCTAGAAAAATTGGCTCAAAATGA